ATGCGATGATATTAGGATGCATTCCGGTATCGCAACTATGGCCAGAGAGATTGTTATTGGAACATCTCAACACTTTAATTGGATTAATCTAGGAGCGGCTCTTAATCATCCTGAAGCAGGAAAAGGTTTTGATATCTAGAATAATATATTTATCATCCTGCTCATCATAAAGAACAATATCAATATATCCTTTAAAGAAGACATTGTCAGCTATTTTATGTATAAGAGGAATCTCTACTCCAACCAGCTTATAGTACTTGGTTCCAAAGTAACTAGAGCGTTTCTTACGAACGTACTTTAAAATTTCAACTCCATCATTATGGAACTCAGATAACTGCTCAGAGGTAGAGAAATGCTGTCCGTACTTCTCCTTTTCCTGAGCATAGATACTGAATAGTTTTTCATGTAACAACTGTCCTAAATCCATTTCAGTAGCTTTCTTAACAGTTCCTTCATAAAGTTCTGTTAACCACTCCTGCATTACCTCGTGTAAGGCTGTACCAAAGACTGTATGAATAGAAGGTTTATACTCCTGTAATCCTTTAACATATTTTAATGCCCATTGATGTGGACAGGTATTATAGGATAGAGTTTGACTATAAGAAATTGATTTACTAGTACTATAATCTATAACTGGATTACAAAAGTCTCTAATCAGACTTATCTGCTTAAGAATTTTTTTTGCCATCTTTTAGACTTTTAATTTCTCTTTGTAAATACCATAAAGCTTTCTCAAGCTCTTGGATAGTATTATCTTTCTTTCCAGCTCTTGAAATATATTTAATAGTATTCCCTAAGCAGAAATCTAACTTCCAGGCTTCAATAACTTTTATAGCTTCGTAGGGATTGTCTTTTCCTCCGTAGTGTTGAGGGTGGTTAACTAATTCTTTTTCTACAACCTCTATTTCTTCCTCTCGATCAATGGTAAATGTAACTTCTCTTTGATTCATATTATAACATTTATATAATTATAATATAATAAAAAAAGCTTGTAAAAACAAGCTTTCTTTTAATTTTATTTTATAAAGAGATATGCAGAAGTTGCTAATCCTAGAAAGGTTCCTACCTTATATAAAAATGTTTTTGTTCTAGATCTTCTTAATTCTTTTTGTAAATCGTCAGTCATATGTTCGTACTGTCCAATTTGAAGTTCATTCTGGTGGATGATGTATTTATTATTCTCATCCTTATCATTTAAAAGTTTAATGATTGTATCTTTCTGTACATCTTTTTCTTCTAACTTAATAACTTTCTGTTGAGTAAGTTTTAGCTCCTGCACACACCCGTCATATTTGATAAGATCTCTAGCAATTAACCGAGCGGTTTTAGTTGGGAGTAGTACTTTTGTTGTATCTGTTTGTGAAAAAGAATTCAAGCTCAGCATTAGAAAACTTATTAACAGTATTAATTTTTTCATCTGTTTGTTTTTTTACGATTGTTATTGTATTATCTATATGATGTATTTCTTTAGTAATAGTAACTACATTTTGTTTTACTGAATCGATTTTAGTATCGATTTGTTGATTAACTACTTTAGCTGAATCTACTTTAGTTTGTAATAATTCTATTTCAGCTTTATATCCTTTAACATCTGTTCTGATGCTGTTTGTGTTAAATATACTATAACCAATTAATACAACTACTAAAATTAATAATATATTTTGTTTATCTTTAAACATCTCTTTCTCCTTTATGTTTATCTAGTTTGTCTAATATTTGAGTAAGTAATTCATTCTGTACAATACCTACCATTGAGGCATTTTTTAATACAGAGATTAATTGAAATACCATAAATGGTGCCATAATTGTTTCACTCAACCATGCCGTACCCTTAAATCCTTTTTCAATTGATAGAATACAAGCAAGCATCACCATCCAAAAACCAAATGTCTTTAGTACCTTTAACGCTTTAAATGTCTGAAATCCTTCTCTTTTCATTCCAGCCCATACTCCAAAGAACCCATCAACAAAAATAATCAATCCTATTGCTAGGAACTGCTCTATATTATCTGCTGTTAAATTAAAAAAGTAGGTACCTATAAAGGCTAGTAGTGTTGACATTGATAGTGTAATAATTAGGCTGGTTTTCATGGTAACTATTTTACGTATTCAAAATATTTTTTAGTTTTTTGATTTCTATCATCTAAACCGTGAGTACCACCGTTTATTCTTTTTGTTAAAGCTAAGATAGCTGCATCATTAACTCCTTGATCACAAATTGACCAAAGCTTATTCTTATCAAAGAAGAACATTGCTGATTCAAAAGAGAAGGTAGTTGCTACTAAATCTGGATTAGTCATGATCTCTGGCTTTTTAAGATAGTCTGAGAATGCTTTATAGTTATCCTTACCTGTTAACTGAAGTGCTCCTCTTCCTCTAAATTTCCATCCATCTCCTGATTTCTCATCCCCATTACCCATTCTAGAGGCATAAACCCTATTGGCAATCTTTTCAGGATTTCTTGAATAAGATTCTTCTAAGTTACCTGGAAAGTATTTTCCAAAGGTGCCTTGCAATCCTGCTGCAGAATAATTTAGATTTTCTGTAAATAATTTAAAACCTCCTGTTTCATGTGATGTTTGAGCAAAGAAGTGTGCTGCTCTTACTGGAGTAAACTTATAAAACTCCATTGCTTTTTTCATTGTACCTGGACCAAAAGCACCATCTGCTGTTACTCCTATCTTTTCTTGTAAACTCTTTAAACTCATTGTGTTGTTATTCTTATATATTATTTATCTTCAGTTTTATTACTTCCTCTAAAACTAGCAAACTTTTCAATTACGTCAGGAAGAAAACTCCCTAAGGTAATATACATGAACGCATTAAAAATATATTCATTTAATTTTAATTCCTTACCCAAGTATGCCGTGATAAGGTCAACTGTAATAGCAGCAACCATTACTACGAACGATATAAAACCAATTATAACTTTTTCATTATAATCATTTGATTTTTTGAAAATACTAAAAAATCCCATTTTAATTGCTTTTTAAATTAATTACATAATGAAACTAATTAGCTAAAACACATATATGGTAACCTATTATTTTACTATAAATAGCATAAAAAAAGAGACACAAGGTCTCTTTAATTCTTAAGTAAAATCTATTTTTTATTCTACAATTCCCATCCCTCTTATCTCCGGCGGTAGGAATTCAGCATTAACATGTCCACAAGCACTGCACGCAAATACCGGAATAGGCATGTAAGAGGCCTGTCCCGTACCTGTTAATATTCCTGATGCTTTCCTTATATGCAGTACTTCTTCAAAGTAAGTTTTTCCGCAACTATCACACTCCACTGCCTGTGTCTGATCCAACGTTATATTCATTCTTGGTTGTTCCATTTGTTTGTTTATTTATTGCATAATTCATCTACCTTGACAATATCTGCCGCTATTTGGAATACCATACCTGGTGTAAGATGTGGTCCTTCCTGAGATATCTTTACTACTTGTTTCAATAAAGTACCTCGTAATTTTGCTTTCTTAGATGCTTGTAATATCTCAACTATACTCTTAACACTTCTTTGGTGTTCGGATTGAAGAGATGCAGTCTCTTTCTCCATTAGCTCATAATATTTGGCGATTGAATCCGACATACTTATTTACTATTGTTACTATAATACTTTCTCCTCTTTTTACTAGGCCTTACACCCTCCCCCTCTGCTAATTCTGTCTTTATAGGAGATTCTGATGTCTCTACCTTCTCCAATGCTTGTTTCTTTTTCTTTGGTGCTTTCTTTGCTGCAATTGGACGTAAGTCCTTATTGTAAAGCTCTTTGGAGATCTCCTCTGCTTGATTGACTTTTAGTTTGTTTACATACTTATCTTTTATCTCCTTTAGAGTTGGTAGGTTACGGGAGAATAAATACCCCACACCCCCTGCTATTGTTACAATAAGTACAATTAATATAATAATTTCAATTCCATTCATAATATTTTAGTTTATCCCACCCTTTCTAGGGTTAGGGTTGTTAATAATTTGCGCGTGACACCTTCGGTGAGGAGGTTTTAACGCCCCCTCCCCTCCCGGTCCTTGCTTACTTGCTTTCTGCTGTTGAAGCCTTTCTATAATCTGTAATTAATTTCTTAACCTCTCCAATGGACTTTCTAGCAGTTGCTTGAGATTTTTTTGTTGTTCCATTGTGACTCTGTACGAAAGATTGATACTGTGTATCAATTGCTTCAAATAATTCTTGTTTGTTCATTTTTTTTATTTTTAATTAATATTACATGAATTGTGAAGGATCTACTCCATCTTCTTCATTGTCTTTTCTTTTCTTTGTAATAACACACTCCGTAGTTAGCATTGTTCCAGCTACTGAAGCTGCATTCTCTAAAGCTAGTCTTGTTACTTTAGTTGGATCAATAATACCATCCTTAAGCATATCAACATACTGTCCTGTTCTTGGATTGAAACCTTGCCACTTGTTTTGTGCAAGTAAAGTTTGTTCTCTGTCTTCGATCTTCTCTTGAGTCTCTCCTGCATTTAAAAGGATCTGTTCAAAAGGCTTTCTAATTGCTCTCATCACAATATCAAATCCTTTTTCTTGATCTGGATGTGAAGCTACTAAAAGTTTCTCTCTTAAGTGGAAAGATGCATTTAGTAAGGCAATTCCTCCTCCTGGTAAGATTCCTTCTTCTAAGGCTGCTTTGGTTGCATGAAGTGCATCGTCTACTCGATCTTTTTTCTCTTTCATCTCAACCTCTGTATGACCTCCTACGTGAATCATAGCAACTCCTCCAATAAGCTTGGATAGTCTACCCTGTAGTGATTCTTTTTCGTAAGGTGAAACTGTATTATCAATCTGCTCTTTTAATTCTTCAATTCTCATTTCAATACTTTCCTCAGATCCTTTACCATCTACAATCGTAGTAGTATCCTTCCCTACCGTTACTTTTCTTGATTTACCAAACCACTCTAGATTAAATTTATCAAGCTTCATTCCTTTCTCCTCAGATACAACTGTACCTCCAGTTAATGCTGCAATATCCTCTAGCATAGCTTTTTTCTTATCTCCGTACTCTGGAGCTTTAACTGCTACTACTCTCAATACTCCTCTCATCTTATTTACTACCAAGGTTGATAAAGCCTCTCCATCAATATCATCTGCAATGATAAGTAA